ATAGTGTAAAAATTTTTGTAATACTTGATTTTGTTTTGGAACAAATAACATTCCATCTTCAAATACAATTGGTTCTAATACTGCATTTCCATCCTGCTCGTCTTCAAACGGGCTTTTTTGGTTTCTTGCATATCTTAGTGGTCTATTAATTCCTTTATCTTCATCGAAATATAATAAAGGTGAACGTTTTGAGTGGCGAGAAGCCAACATATAACTTAAAGGCGCACGCTCTTGAATTAGTCTATAAGCTACGTCTATATACTTTTGTGTGTTTTTCATTTGATATAATTTAATTTTAATTTAAAAATAATTACCCCCGTCTTTGCAACGAGGGTAAATATTACTTACTTATTATGCATCTTGAAATAAGAAGAAGTTGTTTGCTCCTAAAACACAAACAGCTCTTTCAGTCAAGAAGTTTACTTCCATAGCATCTAAAGAAGATGTTTTTGCTCCACCAGCAGAACCAGTGATCCAAGTCTTGTATCTTCTATCTTCAGTTTCAGAAGCTCTGTAACGAACATGTAAGAAAGGACGCTTAGCATTCTTTCCTAAGATTTGATCGTAAACTGTAGTTGAACCAGCAGGAACTAACATTCCGTTGATTGCTCCACCTACAAGACCACCTCTCATTGTCGGGTCGTTCAGATATTTCCAGTCAGACTTGTAAAAGTCATAACCTCTTCTAAATCCTGAGAATCCAAGATTTAAAGCCATCTCTTCATCATTGTCAAATAAACCATATGAAGTACCACCAGCTCCGTAAGAGTTTTGTGCTGCTAACATATCGTCAATGTCAAATGAAAAGTCTCTATTTACAAAAAGAACATTTTCTTCAATAGCTCCTTGCTTGTCTAATCTTTGGATAATAGAATCAAATTCAGCAAGAGTTGTTGGATTACCTCCACCAAATACATTACCTCTTTGTCCTACTACAAAGAATACACCTTCAGAACCATTTAAGTTTGCTGCAGACGCACCAGCACCAACTCCTTGGAAAAAGTCTCCTGCTCCAGAAGTAGCTTCTGCAGGCACAGCTTCAATCATAGCTGTCTCCATATAGTCTTCAAAACGTAATCTTGTGTCATGCTCAGATTTTAAATACCATAGGTATCCGCTTACGCCATCTTCACCTGATACTTCGATCCATCCGATTTGAGCCATATCAGAACCAGAAACAGAATACTTGTCTTTGATAATGATTGGTTTGTTATCGAAAATAAAATCGTCAGATTCATTAGATCCTACCATACCATCAGTTCCTTTGTTAAATTCAGAACCATAGATAAAGATATCACACGCTACACCAGCTCCCATTACTTGTCCGCTTGCTTCATAGTAAGCAATTGTTACAACGTTTGGCGCACCAGCTGTAGGTGCTACTGTAATTACACCTTTGTTGGTTAAATTTGAACCAGGTGTTTTGTCAGAGATCATTACTGTTTGTCCAACTCTTAACGATGCTGTGTTAGGTGTTCCACCTAAAGCAGGGTTAAAGTTAGAAACATTGTTTGGAATAGTCCATACTGCTGATCTTGTTCCTGCACCAGCTGCTGATCCAGATGTGCAATTTTGATATTTTACATGCAATCTTCCTTGCTCAGCCCATTTGATAAGGTCAGAGTTAGAAGGCATTTCAGCTCCTACCAATCTTAGGAAGGAGGATACGCTTCGATTACCATATCTTTCAAACTCTTTTTCATAAGTGTCAGGTAAATACTGATTTAAGAAATTGAAGTCTGTAATATAGTTGCTTTCCAACGGCACTTGTTGTGCTGAAGGTTGTAAGTCGAAACCAGGGGTTACATTTACTGCCATTTTTTTAATTTTTAATTGTTAATTTTTTTTAATACTTCTAATTTTGAGTCCTCTTCCGCTACTACTGTCACCAATTGGGCGAATCTTTAAACCATCTTTTGTTGATAGCTGTGGCGATTTACGTACATCCATATTAATGTTTTTGGATTTACGTGTAACATCATCCACTGCTGCTGCAACACCTTGGTCATAAAAGAACTGAGCAAACTTTTCTGGATTCATTGCAACCGATAAGGCTTTATGGTATCCATTTGCATCTGACATTAAACCATCTTTGTTAATGTATTTATTTACAAAGTTGTTTACGTCTGACTGCTTGTTCATCAATTCATCTGCTGTACCTGGTTTATAATTAATCTTTTTTTCACCAACCTCAAATTCAAAACCTTTGAACTCATTGTTAAACACTTCTTTAGTGCGGCTTAAAAAGTAATCATATCGCTTTTCATTACTTTCAGCAATTGTTTTTGATTCCTCTATATACTTATTATAGTCACTTAATTTTTTTTCCTGATCATCAGATAATCCATCCCTGCTTGACTCAAGAGGAATTTTATATTTATCTTTCTGTTCAGTAAAAAACTTACGTGCCTTAGCAAGTTCTCTTTTTTTAGCTAATTTTATTTTTCTAATATCTTTTTCATCATCATCTTCATCATATCCAAACTTGTCATCCATTAAGTCTTGAATATCAATAGCATCCAAACCTTCTTCTTGAATAGACATATAATCAGCTATCACTGCGTCTTCTTCCATGTTATCGTAGTCTTTTTGTAATTTATAAAAGTCTTCGATTCCACGACCAGTTTCTTTTTTATACTCAAAATACTTTAAAACATCTTCAGGTAATTTTTCATTTGATTCTTTGGTCTCAAATAATTGATCAACTGATTCAATGTCTTTATTGTATCTTTCTTTTATATATGAAAGAACGTTATCATCATTTACCCCTGATGATTCAGGTATATCTTTAGAAGTATTTTCAACTTCTTTAGTTTCAACTTCTTTTGCTTGCTCTGGAGCTTCTACCTTTACTTCTTCTACTTTATCTACAGGTTTTTCCTGAGATGTAGTTTCTTCGTGTTTTTGCAGTAACTGCTCTTCTATTTCAGCTTTAGATTTTTCATTTCCACTAACTTCTTTTACTTGTAATTTCATTTGATTTAATTTTTAACAAAGTTAATACTTATTTAATTATATATTTTAGCTGTTCAAATATTACAAAAACGTCTTTTGGATTCCCATTGGACTTTTTTTGATTTACCCAACATACTTTTTCTACTAACCCTTTTATTAAAATCTTCTCTTGCTTGATTTAATTGTGGGCCTGCTGTTTTTTGCATCATTTTTTTATATTTTTATCAAGAACTTTAGGACCTCCTTTTTTAGCTAAATGTTTAGCTGCAAATTTGCCAATTTGTTTAGCGCCACTTAAAATTTTTCCGCCGCCTATCCATCCTCCGCCTACAATGCCACCTTTCATTTTTGGCTTGGGAAGAGGTTTAAGATTTTTAGCATACTCTTTTAGTTTAGCTTTTTGTGCCTCTGATTGTTTTTTTGTTATTAGTTTTTTACGAGGTTTAGTAGGAACGTTTGTTACAGTACGTGTAGACTCTTTTGCTATCGCAGCAGGTCTTTGTTTTTTTCTTTTTTTCTTATCTAATTTACTCATATTATCTTGGGTTAAATTCTGCTAAATCAAAACCATCTAAACTATCTTCATTAGATTCAAAAGTTATTGGAGGTAAGTTTCTTTTTCTTTGCTCAATCATTTTAGATTGTTGCGAGTTAGCCATAGTAATTCTATCTGACTTACCTTTTTCTTTAGCTTGTTCACGTAAATCAATTTGTTTTTGTTCTAAACCTCTTAGTTGCATATTATATGCAAATTCAGTTTCCATTAGTTGTGCTTTTAATGCAGCTTCGTTTTTAAGCTTTTCGATATCCATAGCAACCTCTTGTTGTTTTAATTGCATTTTACCTTGGATTTCCATTTGTGCTTTTTGTTGGTCAGCTTGAGCCTGAGCCATTATACCAGCTTGCTGTTGTTCAGCTTGTGCTGCTTGCTGTTGTTGCATTTGTTGCATTTCTGCATCCTGCTTTCTTTTTCTTTTTACTTTTAATAATTGGTTAGCCATTTTTAAATTATGGATTTCCCTAATATCAATAGCGTCTTCTAAGCTTATATCATTTTTAGATAAAGCCATTTGTATGTTTTGTTCAAGCATTTGCTTTTGTTCCTCATCAGGAGACATTTCTAAGAAAACACCAAAATCATATAAATAGAAATCTTTTAAGTCTTCTAATATTCTTAAATTGTATTTACCAATCTGCATTGCAAATTGATTTTTAAATGAAGAATATTCTAAAATATCTGCAGTTCTTATAACTACACCTTCTGCTAATCTTTTAGTCATATACAAACTACTGTTTAATATATGCCTTGTAGCAGTATTAGAACTAAGAGCTGCAAGTTTTTGAACACCGACTAAAGCATCTGGATTAGGACTTGAAGCATCTCGTGCCTCATTTAATCCTGTGACTGTTCTAATCATATCCATATAATGATTATAGTTACCTATAAGCATTTGAAGTTTTCCAGCACCACTACTTGAAGTTAATTGCTGAATAGGTTGTCTTGCATTATTAAACTCTCCATCTTGAGTATAAGATCTACCAACTACAGAACCTGTTTGGAAGTAAAGTCTTAATGCATCTTCTGGGTTGTATGCGTTTCCTGTTCCTAAGTCAACTTCATTTAAACCATCAGCATCAATAAAAACTCCATCAGGGACAACACGTGAAACTACTTGTTGTATTTTTAAATGTGTTATTTGTATTAAGTCTGCAAAAGGAATCATTCTTCTAACTAAAGACTCGTAAACTCCTTTATACATTCTTGGCGCACAAGCCACATAATTAGGCATTGCATGTTGAGATGCAGACTTAGGTCTTACCATATTTTCTGCCAGCTCCCATTTTAGCATAATATTAGTACCCATAACCATGATACCATCATACCAAACTTCTATATTTTTTTCTATTCTTTCGAATTTACCTTCCTCTTGCATTTCTGTTGGAGGATTAAATTCATCTGTTTTACTTACTACTTTAAAACTTCCGTCCGCCATTTCTTTCTTTTTATAAACAAAAGAATGAGTCGTTTTATAATTGAAATATAATAAAGTAACAGTGTCACGCATAAACATACTATTCTCATAGTACTGTGCGTTATTATAATAGTTGTACCAAGATTGACTATACTTGGATATAGTTTCCATTTCTTCATTAGTAATATCAGGATTTATTTTGACCAACTCTGACATTGGTATAGTTTTAATTTCACCCCAATAAAAACAATCTTTAAAATAAGGATCTTCTGTATAGCTATAAACAACATTAGCTGGATCAACATAATCTAATTGAACACCTTGTCCTGGCAAGAATTGATGTTTTGCCATACTAACTCCAAGAGTCATTAAATCGTAATCACATCTTTTTCTAATTTCTTGATATTGGTTTTTATTTAAAATCGTATCAATTGCTTCTTCTGCAGCTATCTCTATTGCTGGTTTGTACTTCATTTGCATAAACAACTGAAGTTCTTCGTCATCATTAGGAAGTTCAGATTCTTCTGTTTGAAAAACATTAACTCCAAAGTCTTGTTCGATTTGTTGAAATAAAGGTCGAGCTATCATCTCACCTTCTATTTGTTTTTGAAACTCATTTCTTTTTTCAGCCGACATTGCGTCTTCCGCAAATGCTTTTACTTTAAAAAGTCGGTCATTCAATCCATTGACTACTATGTCTACAAATTTGGGAATAACAGGAACTGGTGTCCAATCTAAATTTAAGTAACTTAAATCTCCGTCTACTGCAATTTCGTTTTTATATTTAGATACAGATTGTTCTCCACGAGCATAAAGTCTAAGTCTGTTAAACTCTCCCCATTGATTAAAAAATCTACATGTACTATTATCTTTTCTAAACCACTCGTACTGTATCGCCTGCCCTACTTGTAGGCCGTACTCCATGGTATCTTTTTGTGCGTCAGTAACAAACTGATCAGGAAAAGCGGCTTGATTAATTTGTATATTTACCTCTTTCATCTATTATTTATTCTACTGCGAGAATCAGTGTTGTTATATGTTGCAAATTTAATGCTTATTTTCGTCTTTTCTCTTGACGGTGTATATAAGTGTTTTTGGTTAGCCATTATAGCTAATCCAGAGCTTATAGAAGCATCAAATTTTGTTCTATTATTTATGTCAAATTTTGCCCAATCTTCTAATGTTCTTTGAAAATAAGTATCACCCATATCTCCTTCTGTTCTATAAATACCACCCATATCTAATCCTACATATTTTTCTATATACGACTCAATAGCAGACGCATGTGATTGCTTTACATCTTCAGAAGTGTTTGGTATACCTCCTAATTCTTTTTCAGTCTTAGAAAGCTTAGAGTAAGCTTTATCTGGTCTATTAAGACAAAAGCCTCTATACCCTCTATTCTTAAAATGATATAACAAACGAGGTTTATTATTTTCACATAATATTGGCATACCAAAAAAAACACATGCCATTAAAACTTCTTCAAAAAATATTTCAGCTGTTTGAGGTCTGGCTATGTATTCTAAAAAGAAATGATTACTTGGTATCTCTTCCATAGAAAACTTAGTTAAACCATGCAAAGAACCATTAGACCCTTTACCTACAACAACACCTGAAATATCATAAGAATCGCAACCAAACGAACCTAAATGTTCGTTTCCAGGAAAAAACCTGCCATTCTTTTTTATAACATTATTTTGTAATGCTACTTTTGGCATGTAAGTTAC